TTGGTAGCCGCCATCTTCGCGATCAGATGCATCTGCGCGTTCTCGGGGTCCTCGGTCATGTCGACGACCTGAATGTCTGCTGACGAATCCTGATTCGTCATGGCGGCTATCCGGCTCATTCTGGTGCCGTGTCCGAGGGTTCTGCTGGGGTGACCGGGGCTTCCACAGTGGGCACCTCAGCAGCCGGTTCCTGAGGTTCGGCGATCTCATCCGGCACAGCCAGCTGAGGGTAAGACCAACCCGCTGAGGGTTGAGTTTGTGGGTCCAATTCGTCCATGATGGCTCCTATGAAAGTGTGATGTTGCCAGTGCGGGTGACTCCGTCCGTACCACGAACAGAGATACGAAGGTTCGTATTCGACGTTAAAGCAAAGACCATCTGGTTGTTTACGGTCAGTGCTGGGGGAGATGTGTTGGCGGTCAGCAGGACGTTGCCGTTAGCGTCAATAGCCATCGCATCAGTAGCGCCACCATTCACACAGAAGTGAATCTTGTTGGCTGTGGTCGTGCCAACTACGAGGTCTACGCCGTAGCTTGCCAGATACGCAGCGCCTGCTGCGTTGAATGGACCTACCCCAGAGAAGGTGCTGGAGTTGATGCCGAATTCTGCGAAGTTCGTAGTGGATGTAGCCTGATTATTGGCTGCAATGAAGTTCGTACTAGCGCCCGTGGCGTTGCTCTTGTTCTGTGCAAGGACCTGATTGTAAGATGAGGTCGTGCTGACGAACTGAGCCAGTATGCCCGTGTCCGCGTACCCCGGCTGAACCGCCGTACTCAGCAGTCCACTGTAGGTGATGTTCGTCGTGTTGGCGGAGAACCCATACGAAGCCAGAGATTGGTACAGGGTACCAATACTAAGTCTGCTGGTTACGTTCGATACGCTCGCGACTAGCGTGTCAGTAGAGACTGCGGAAGCAGCCAGCGGCAGAGCGGATACGAGTACGTCGCTCATAGATTCGTCTGATCAGTAACTAGCCGCACCCCCGGCTGAGCTAGCAGATATCCCTGCACCATGTCTGGGTAGGCTTTGCTGTTCGCTACGATGGGTGAATGTACGGTGCCTCCGTAGAGGCCTTCTTGCGACTGGTCGGTAGAGTCGAACTTCCGACCATTACTGAATTCGTAGATGCCGTGGTCTGGCGCGTGGAACTCAGCACCCCACGCCCGGGTAGTTAAGTCTAGCCAGTTCGTAGCGCGAGTCGTTACCTTGACGTTAATCGACTGGAGGTCGGCTAACGTGGCGCTAGGCTGAGTGTTTTGTCCCATAGGGGCGCAGTGTACACCACTACGGCCCCGGGCGCAAGGGGTCTGTTAGCTGTTCAGTACAGCGCGGACGCCCGCCCTACAATGGGCTGGGCTACTCAGGTGTACTCAGGCTCCGCGTACCCCGGCTCATAGAAGCTAGGGGCCTTCGGCTCCATATCGTAGATGCGGCTGGCTGCGTCAATCAAGTCCACGCGCCCGCCGTGTGGGAAGAAGTGTACCTGCATCTTAAAGTCAGCAACCACGTCGTACACCTCGCCGGTCTCGGACTTCCGGCGTATGGGCCTGCTCACGCGGTAGTCCTGCCCGCTCTGAGCGAACTTGCGCTGAACTGCTGTAAGCCTATCCGCATCCGTGGGGTATGGTATCAGAATCTTCCCAGCCTTGATATCAGGGCTCAGGCGTTGAACTCGGTCTGTTTTGCTGGAGTCTCCGTCCCGGGGCCATGCCAGCTCCACGATGGGGAAGCTACCACCCTCGTCGGGCTTCTTCATCTGCTCTGCAAAGTAGTCCAGGTCGGCCTGAGCGCCGAACGCTTCGTAGCCAACGTACACGTTCCGCACCCCGGGCGCTTGCTTCCACTTATGGTAGAGCATCGCGGTCCTCTCCCAGCGCTTACGCAAGTCCATCTGGTGGTTAAATCCATCCAGCATGTACTTGTTCATGGCGTAGTCGATGCCGAACACGATGATGCCAGTCTTGGCCGAGTTCTTTTTCTTGCTACGGGCAGGGTCTACCATGATGTAAACGTTCATGGTCTCAGGGCGAACCTCGTAGTACCTCAGGTTCTCAACGTCGAACATCCGCTGCTGCCCGGACAAGGGGTCCTGCAACATCTGGCAAGCAATCGTGGACTCGCCCTGAGTCTTGACCTTCTCTTCCCAGACTTCCAGAGGAAACAGTACAGGCTTCCCATCTATCTTGCCATTGTCTGTGGCGGGGTACTTCCGCACCTTGACCACTTGCCGTTCCATCATGACTTCGTAGGTGTCTGCGTATGAGTACCTAGTGCCGACAGTCCATTTACGGCCACCAACGGCCCCTAGGTTATCGGACATCTCCCATGCAGCGGTGGTCTTCTGTACCTGTTCGGGGGTGCTAACTGACTCTACTGTTACTACGTCGTCGTACACCAGTAATGCGAAGTGCTTAGAGGTCGGTTGCCCATCTACTAGGCCGTGGGCCTCCAATGTCGCCTCCTTAGGATTCGATTGCCGCTTTACGACAATTCCATTGTCGAGAGACCAGCTCGGAGATTCTCTTGCAGGGTTCTTGTAAAGTATTTCTGGGAACAAATCTTTAAGTTCTTCATTCCCCTCAAACTCTTTCTGAATTTGACGCAGAAATGCCTTCGCTATAGGCTTGGTGTGACTAAACAATCCGATAGTGATGCTGGGATTCTTGAGAATTTCTTGAATAATCCCGGCAAATGTAATGATTGTGGATTTATAATGCTCTCTAGCCCACAGGTCTAGGTGCCCATCAGGGTCTTTTTGAACTTCTCGACAGCGTTGGTATAGCCACTCGTTTATGGCGTCCTGTCTCTTAAGTGTTCGAACTAACAAGTAGTACCTATCATTCTGCGACAGCCACCGCTTCGCAACATCTCCAGCCTGCTGCTCCAGCACCAGCCAGAGTTGCGCTATCTTGTCAAAGGGCGCAGAGAGCAGTTGCTCCTTTATGCGATCTGGGAACATTCTCTCCCCGCTAGTGTCCGTGCTCTGGCTGCGTCGGGCCCATGCTTACCGTTAGAGAACTCAAGTTGATACAGACACCCCATCGCGGGCCTCCCGCACATCTACGATCACCTGAAGGTTAGTGGGCGGCGGCGGCGCCACGGGAGACTGCATCGCCAAGACCTGATCGAATCGATCCATAATCTTGTCCAAGCCCTTGACCACGGCCTCTGTGGGACGGGTAGCCTCGGGGTCCTCTATCAAGCCCTCGATGCCGAAGGTCTGGCGCTCGAGGAGCACGAGCGTCTTCAGCGCTGTGGCTAAGGTGTTCAGGCTCGACACCCGCTCCGTCATGCTCAGTACTCTCCTGTACACGTCGTTCCGCTTGTCGCGGCCTCGGTCGTCAGGCTCTCGCAAGATTTCCCCAAGTTCCTCGAATACCGCTACGTTCTCAGTCACCTGGCACAGCTCGTCCAGTAGCAGGCCCACGAGCCTGCGGGCACGGGCAATGTCTTTCCTATGTCCAATGAGGATCGTGCTCTGCATCTGAGCAGTGACCGCGATTACCTCAGATCGTGCGGCCTCGGTCTCGGCGAGTACCTTCTCGTCCCTCAGCTGGATCATCCGCTGCTTGGCCGTGGGGTCGCGCACCCAGCCTCTGCGCTGAGCACGGGTGGCTACGTTCGCGTCACTCTCACCAATGTCCTTGGCAATGTCGGTCAGGGGGCGGAGGCCCATCTCGTACTGAGCCTGTGCCCAAGTCCAGTCGCTATGCCGCTCTGGCAGGCGGGGGACCCGCCTGGGGGTGGCCCCTCTAACAGAGTGGTCAGTCATCCTTGTTGTACCCATCGTATCCGTTGTACCCGGTCTTCTGGCCGTAGACTGTGCCCCCGTCCCCGCCGTAGAATGCCATTCGGTGCTTGAGGTCAGGGTTAGGGTTCCGGTGAATCACAGCGTCGAGCTCATAGCTGCCTGTGAAGTTGGGGGTGTGCCGCCACTCGGCGGGGGCAATCTCATGGCGTGGAGTGCCTTTGGGCCATTTCATACGTTTTCCTTCCAGGAAAATGTGTTAAGCTGTGAGTCGCTGCCAGGGGCAGCCCGCCAAGTATAGCACCCTTTGGCCTATCTACGCAAGCGGTCAAAAATTTTCGATCGAGTAAAATTTTCGGGTCCCCGAACTTAGAATTCAGTACCTAGCACTGAATTCTAAGTACACGGTACTGAGTTGTTAAATCTCGAGTCGAAAAATTTGGGGCTCAGGACTCGGTTTAGCGACGGACTCGGGCCCTAGGGCTACGCTCTCTCCAATGGATTCTCTCAGTTCCGGCTCGACCTTCCCGGTACCTTGGTTCTAACCACTAAGTTAGCAAGCGCTTACATCTAAGTTAGTAAGCGCTTACATCTAAGTTAGCAAGCGCTTACTGCCAAGCTGGGGGTTTTCCGGCCCATGCAGTTAGTAAGCGCTTACATCAACTATATTTGCACAACCTAGGGTTTACCCTATGGTGTACCGTGCTACATGCCCTATACTACACCTACACCAATCCGGTGTGCACTAGTAAAGGGCCTATCATGGCAAAATCAACCAAGTCCGCGGCAGTAGTCGCAAGTCCACTGCCCACAGTGGCAACCCCAGTAGTGGCTACCCCAGTAGCTAAGGTCCACGCGCTGCAAGTTGGCGCTGCAACCGTAGTGGCTGCAAACCACGTGGCTACCTTTAAAGGCACACGCCCCGTAGCGCAGGGTGGTACCACTTACAGCCTTACTGGCAATGGCTACAACCCAGCGCAGGGCCATGTAAACGCCCTACAATGGGCAGCGGTTACCAAGGCTATAGCTACCAATGGCGGCAGCGCCACGGTGGCACAGGTGGCGGCGGAATTTGCCGCCAGTGGCCTTGCCCCGGGACTTGCCAGTGGCTTTGTAACCTACCGGGCCAAGGGCGCAAGGCCCAACTTGGCCCCAGTGGCGCAGTAACCACAAAGCCCCTAGGGCTTTGTAAGGGCTAGGGTTTACCCTAGCCCTTTATTTTTGCCCACGAAGTTAGTAAGCGCTTACTAACTTAGACCCGAGGCCTTAGACCCGAGGCCGAGCTGACTGAGAACTCAGTGCTGAGTACTGAGTTGACCAGAATCGCTTCAGTGTCATTTGGATTTTGGGAGAGATTCTTACCTCGCGCATATGAGTATGAGGAGCCACGACTGAGAGCGGAGTTTTTGGTCCTTTGGATTCAGTTCTCAGCTCTAAGTTGATCTCATTTGAGGCCAAGGCGGGGGTGCTAAGTACTCGGTAGGGTCGCAGTTTTGGGGGGGTTTACGCGAGATGTTAACAGAATGCTACGAGCACTCTTTTGGTGCAGGGGAGGTCTATAACTTATCCACAGCGAGGGGCGCCTCCCGTTTGTAGCAAGCAGGCGGTGTAGCATGCTACACCGCCTGTTACAGCCTTTTTACCTTATAAACCAACAACTTGAGCCAACACTGAGCAACTTGGCAAAGGGGGGGCAATACCACAATATAAATACGTAAACAGGCATATAACGGTACCTATATGATATATACAAAACAGTATATAGACCTTAGTGATCAGTACTTTCTTTTTACTATACGGGTATACTGTATTTACTTAATACCTAATTACAAATACAATGCACTGCCCAGCGTAGCGCCTAGTATTTAGATGTTGTATCAAGCGTATCCACCCATATAACTCAGGTTACACGTAACCTGCTCAACCATGCCCACTCACTTTAGCCCCTACTCCGTACCACACCGCATCGAGGCAGAGCTGCGCCGTTCCGGCTGTCAGATACTCCACAAAGAGCTTAGACCTGGGAGCATGGTCTGGTCATACAGAGGAGCTTATGACTCACTAGTGAGAATAGAGCGCATAGGCCTGAGCGCCGAGATTAGGGTGGAGGTCCCCCAGAAGGAGGGACCCCCCTCGGTAAAGCATCATCTCTTTGAGAGGGGTCAGTTAAAGAAGCTGCTTGAGTGTATACGATCCACTGGCTTCCTAGTGAGCTACCCTGCGAGTGAGCCCTCCGAGAGAAAACGAACCAGAGCTATGCAACAAGCGCGTACACTGCCAGATAAGGAGATCAGTATGATCACCTCAGCAATAGTCTCCTCAGTGGGAGGGGATGATACTCAGGTAGACTACGTCCAACCGCATCACTGGCAGTGGTGGCCTATGTATGAATCTAAGATGAAGCGCCTAGACTTCAGACCTGAGAAGAACAGCTTTCAACTAGGAGCTGATCTCATACATAGAGAAGACATTGTGAAGTATCTAATAAACCTTGGGTCTAACAAATAAACCTTGGGCTTGAGGTGTACCATGCTATAGTGTACGCACTAGCGCAGTGCTAGGTTCTAACCATTAAGGAACTGACATGCTGACCGTAGGCCACAACGACCCGGGATACGACCCAGACGATACCCCCATCCAAGTCCACAACATCGTGCAAGCCATCTGTGCTCTGCAGACATGGATGTGGAACTGGTTCCGATTCGAGATCGACGAAGATAGTGATTTCAACTCAGCCAGGATAGCCAAGTACCAACGCACTCTGCAGGAGAGCCTGCAGAACACGATCCTTAACGAGTCATACCCGAGCGCGAGGCTCGTACTCCACGGGCATGAATTCTGGGTAAGATACTCTCCACCTGAGCAGCCCGCTCGGGCGGCTTGACGCCCCAGCCCATGCTATACTGTGCGGGCTAGCGTACCAAGTATTCCATTACCTGTGCGCCAGTAAGTAAAAAGCCCGTGAGGGGCTCAATCCTCCGGGCTTTTAGATCTCCTACTCTCCTACTAGGACATGAGCCCTTGAGGCTCATAGTGCAATTATAACATGCTAACCTATTCACAGGTTAAGGGACTTGCTCCCCACACGCGCTCCACACCAACCGAGGTAATCAAGTACTTAGCAGACCGAGGCATAGGCCTCACCCTTGCAGCCGAGCTCGGACTAAAGATATGCAGAGCTGAGGACCTGATGTCGCAAGCGAGGGGTGCGCCTCTGGCGTACCCCGACAGCAGACACGCCATCGTCTTCCCCCACCACAGCCCACTCGGGTTTGAGATCGATTGGTGGTCTGCTCGGCTGGTCGCGTCAGCGCCAGCCGAGCAGACCCCGGGACCTCGCCTAGTCCACTCATTCGGGGAAGCCGTGGACCCAACTGTAGTGCCGAGCTTCGCAGGTAAGATGTTCTGCCCGCCGAACACTCCTCCAGCAGCTTACCTCCCCGTGGCAGAGTCCCTGCCGAGGTGGGATGCGCTCCCAAAAGGAGCGCGAATATTCATACACGAGTCCGCCCTTAAAGCCGTGAACGGAGCCGTGTGCGGCACCTACTCCATAGGCCTCAACGGCGTCTGGGGCTGGTCTAGCAGGAAGCACGCGATAGCTCTCTTGCCCGAGCTAAGAGACCTACCCTGGAAGGCTCTAGAGCTCAACCCCGTGATTCTGTTCGATACTAATATATCAACGTCCACACAGGTTGAGCAAGCAGCCAAGCGGCTCGCCGTCAAGCTCTTAGAGGTGACTGGCCGAACCCCCAGACTCCTGCGCATGCACAAGAGTCCTGACATACTTGGGGGCCAGGACTACGGGTTCGATGACTATGTCCACAGTGTCGGCCGCGAAGTGGCCACCCTGTTTCTTACCACGCCAGACGAGGACCTAGAAAATATAGACATGTCAGAGGTTGAGCTGATGAAGCTCGAGCTCAATGATAAGGTCTGTATTATCCGCTCTTTGTCCCGAGTTGCGGATATTGAGTCCGGTGCGCTGATGACAGGAAATGCCTTCACCGAGCTTGTCTACGCCCACTACCAAGCTGAGGTAGAGACTGCAGACGGGAACCTCAAGCCTGTGAATGTCGCCAAGCTCTGGCTCAAGGATGAGCGCCGCACTGCCGTTGATGTGCTGTCATACACTCCAGGACAGCCCCGCATACATGCCAACACGCTGAACACTTGGCGTGGTATGGGCGTAGACCCGGCCCCGGGCAACGTAGACCAGTGGCTGGCCTTGTTATCTAATAATGCCCCTACGCCTGACATTGCAGAGTGGATACTTGACTGGCTATCGTTCCCATTACAGAATCTAGGGGCGAAACTCAACACTCTGCTCCTGCTGTTCGGCCCCTCAGGAACCGGCAAGGACTTGTTCCTGACCCCCATGCACGCGATATACGGTGGTAACTCCGTAAAAATCAGCAACGACGAGCTCAGGTCACAGTTCACATCTCTCTATGCAGCCAGACAGTTCATACATGCAGATGAGTTGAAGCGAGTGCAGAGCGCCGCTGACGCTGTGAATCAGAAGATCAAGGGGATAGTCACCAACAAGACCACGACTGTGAACAGGAAGGGCGACCCCGAGTACAAGATTCGTAATGTGTCCAACCTCGCGATCACGTCTAACTATTACGACTGTGTGAAGCTGGACGAGGACGACAGGCGAGCGGCTGTCATACGTTGGAGCCCAGCGCTCCCAGAGCTGGACTTTCGGGGTGTGCAGTCTTACTGGAAGCCCTTGGCCGACTGGCTCGAGTCTGAGGTGGCAGCCGCCGCTATCCACGACTACCTGCTGACGAGAGATATATCCGGCTTCGACCCTGCCGCATGGGCTCCAGGCACTGCCGCCAAGGAGGAGGTGATTGATGCAGCGCGGAACCCGCTTGAGCGCTTCGTCGCCCAGCTGAGAGCCGACCCTCAGCTGCATCTGCCGCCCCTGACGGACGGCAGATCACTGTTCTCAGCCAAGGAGCTGACCATGTACCACCTAGGCACCGAGCCCACCAAGGGACAAGTCGATGCTCTGAGCAACGAGATGCGGAACCAGAACTTCGTACGAGCTAGCGAAGGTAAGAGCATCCGCAGCAAGTCAGGTGTGAGCAGGTGGTGGGTGGTACAACGACCCGACACCCCGCCGCAGAACTGGCAGGACGTCCACACCTGCGCCCAGCACCTCAAAGCGCACAATCTATAGTGTAGTGTAGTGTAGCGACTTTGTAGCCTGCTATACTGCGCCTAGGCCCGCAAAGTTGCTGGCCAGTACTAACTAGGAGCGTTGGGTATGATTCACACAAGAATCGCGGGCATCCCCTGTACCATCCAGGTAGGGAGAGTATTCGTGCAGGAGCCTATGGGCCCGAGCGCTGACAGCGACTGGGATTGCTACGGATACTCAGAAATTGAATTTACGGTGTGCGACCGTAGAGGCCGACCAGCCCCGTGGCTGGAGCGGAAAATGACGTACGACGAGAAGTCGGATATTGAAACTTTAATTTTGGAGAATGTAGAGTGAACATTCAATTAATCAAAGCCCGTGACTGGGCGCTGAACTTTAACAGCGACCTTGCTGAGGCCCCGGGCGCTGAGTTCCGATGGAATGGCAAGGTTGGCGAGCCAAACGGCGTGGTCTTCATTGACGTAGATGGCGTAGACCCTATGTCGCACTACGGTAAGTTCGACATGAATGTGATTGTATGCATGGACCCCATGGACCCCATGGACGCAGACGCGAGTGATGAGAACCAGTTCCGTCAGTACATCGCCCCCATCAACGACATACTGAGGGCCTTGCAGCAGTGCGAGCTGATTGCCGCGCAGTTGAGCGACCTGACGCTTAACCAGATCGACCGCATGCTCCTCAAAGAGCTACGCTTCACTAGGGCTATATGACCCGCATCAGCTTAGTTCCGCCCGAGACACTACACTCCAAGCACCTGCTTGCTGAGTGCATGGCTCCATCCACAGCGAGTACTGTGGAACTACAACCCCGCGAACGCATCCTACTGGACCTGCCCGACGACTCCAAGTCCGTAATCACCGCGCTTCTGGGTGGGTAGTGGGCACTTGCAGTGACTTTGTAGCCTGCTACAATGCCTACATGGGCCAGCGCGGTGCTAGTCCATGCCCTAGTAACTTAAGGAGCTCGTCATGAGTGGTACTTCTCTCCGTGATCAACTGATCGCCCAAGGCTTGGTTAAGCCAAGCCGCGAGGTTTCGCATAAAGCGCGGAACCATGACAACAAGAAAGCCGTTGAGGCGCGTCGTATGGAGATCAAACTCCCTGCCAAGAATGTACGGAAGGGGGCCGGTAATGTCTAAACAAATGCGTACCCTGCGGACAGGTAGTCCTCTGGCCTTGACAGCTATCCGCCAGTACTGCCCCGCAGTCTTTGCTACTGAGTCCGAAGTGCTCCCCACTCGCGGCCCCCGCTACGAATACATACCCACGATCGAGCCTCTCGAGAAGTTGCTGGACAGCGGCTGGAGCGTGTTCGAGGCAACCCAGAACAAGACGCTGGTCCCGGGCAAGGAGGGATTCTGCCGCCACTCCCTGCGCTTGCGGCGTGGCGATTCACTGAACAAGTACGGCGGCGCTGCCGACGGTACTGCCGAGGTGATTCTCACCAACGCACACGATGGTACCAGCGCCTACACCCTGAGTGCTGGGTACTTCCGCTTGGTGTGCAGCAACGGACTTACCGTGGGTAAGTCGATTGCGAGCCACCGCATTATTCACTCCAAGGGGCGCAGCACTGGCATGGTGATAGACGTTGCCAGCCGAATCATCGAGGAAGACCTACCCCGCATGTTCAATCAGATCGAAGTCTTCAAGACTGTTGATCTGAGCTACGACCAGCGGAATGTACTAGCCGAGACTGCCATGAGCCTCCGCTACGGCGACGCCATCAAGCCCTTCAAGGCTGTGGACTTGCTGAAGGTACGCCGCCCCGTGGACGACGGCCTGAGCGCTTGGTCCGTGCTGAACTGCGTACAGGAGAACGTTATGCAGGGTGGCTGGGAAACCAAGTCCGTGTGGACGGGGCGTAAGAGCCGGGTGCGCGGTGTGGAAGCCATTGCGGCTTCCAACAAGATTAACCAAGGTCTCTGGACCGCCGTAGAGGAGATGATAGCGTGAGGTCCTACGCGCCCTTTCCAGTGGGTACGTTGCTGGCGGAGGCTGACCGTACGCCTCCGCCAGTACCCAAGGACGACATCAAGTGCATCCTTGTCACTGACAAGGATAGTAAGGTACTGAAAACAGGACCTTACCAAGAGCTGAAGACCCTAGCTGGAGTGATTCGCAGTGCTGGGGGCGGAGTAACAATTTTCAAATCAACGAGGGGTTAATGCCATGATGACGATTAAAGCTGTGCGTATTGAGAGGCAAACTTCCTACGCTGGCTACAAGCCGAACGAGATGGTTGGTACCATCACCCTGGAAGGCCCCACGGGCAAGCAGGAGGTGTTCCTGAGCAGCGGAGCGCTGAGTCGCGTGTTCCGAGTGATCTCTGAAGAGGTGAGTCAGACTGCCAAGAGCAACGCAGCTATGGTCCCCGCCGCTATGGACGAGGGCGTGAACGGTCCGTTGCTCGCCAACTCTGCCACGGTGGACGCGTGAAGTCCCTAGCTGACCTCAGGCGGGCTATCAAGGTCGGTACCACAGTGACTCTTGTTGCTAGCAACAAGAGTCACAAGTACTTGAACGTACCCCGTAAGGTCGTTCTTGTCAACACGGTGGGGTTCGCCCTGCTGCCTGACACCACGGACACTGGGGCGTCCCCATCGTACCTCAGCTGGCCGAAAGCGCGGGAGCTGAGGTTCGCACACGACGATGAATTCACAGTGACGTTGTCGTACGTCACACTGACCTACGAGGTGAAGAAATGAACAAGGAAAAGCTGGGGCTGACTGACACGCTCTCCAAGGCCCTGTACGGCCCGCTACAGGGCCCGCAGGCTACTACCCCCTTACCGGGGCTTCAGAGGCCGCCTATGGCCCCATCTGACACGTCACAGCCGCCCTTGCTGGGTACTGTGCCGCCCATGCCGCGCCACCCGTACGACCGGGACGACCTGTCCTAGTCCTGACCCAGCCGCCCATGCTACAATGCACAACGCGCCGCCCCCGGCGCAACAAGGACCTGACAATGCGACAACACCTGTTTGAACACAGCACCGGAGTCTTCCTCCACGTGCTATACGAGCCAGCTCCACCGGGCGGCAGTATGTCCTTCCAAGACATACGCATTGCGGATACGAATTACGAGCCTGTCGGGCCTAATCTCATTCCGTTCCTTCACAACACCCACATGCTCGATTCTACGGGACCTGTCACTATGGCGACGCCCGTGCTTGAGCTTATTGCAGGAGACATAATTGGGCACCATTGAAGTGTACCTTGAGACTGAGATACTCTCAGCCACAGAACTTGGCAAGCTGGCCGACCACTTCTGGGACACTAAGCAGAAGAGACTGGCCGCTGACAAGGTGAGCGCAGCACTCAAAACTCAGGAGTCTGCGTGTGAAGCCAAGCTGATTGAGCAGATGCTTAAGCAGCAGATTTCCGCCACTGGGGGTGGAGAAGCGATATTTACACTGCCCGCGCCGACTATGGCCCCGGTGGTGCAGGATTGGGCCAAGGTCTGGCAGTACGCTAAGGAGACGGACTCGATGGAGTTCTTCGAAAAGCGTATCGGACGCGCGGCTGTTAAAGAGCGCTGGGATGCTGGCGTTGAAGTGCCCGGCGTGGGCAAGTTTCCAGTTTACAAACTTTCTAAGCAAGGAGTCAAGAAGTGAGCAATGACATTATCAATGCACCAGCGAATACCGTAGGTGCCGTATCTACGGGTCGCCTTGCGGCTCTGGCCGCAGCGGCCAAGGAGGCCGCAGCCAAGGAACGCCCCAGTCTTTCCAAGATTAGTTTGAAGGCTGGCATTATCTCCTACGGGGGTCAGCCTGTCAAGGACAACGCGCTGGAGGTCATCATCCTCGCAGCTATCTACAAGAACGTCTACTACAAGGGCAAGTATGACCCCAACAACATTGTCAACCCGAACTGCTTCGCCTTCAGCGAGACCGATAACGATCTGGCTCCTAGCGATGTTGTCACTAGCCCTGTCAATGCCGCATGTGATGGTTGCCCTAATAACGAGTGGGGAAGTGACCCCTCCGGCGGTCGTGGCAAAGCCTGTAAAGAGGGACGACGCCTTGTCCTTCTACCGGCGACTGTTCTTAACGACGCAGACCCCATCAAGGCTATCAAGGAAGGCGAACTTGCCATCGTAGACCTGCCCGTGATGTCTGTGAAGAATTACAGCAGCTACGTGAACATCCTGGCCGCGAGCATAGGCCTACCCGCGTGGGCCTGCGTGACACGACTGACCACCAAGCCCGACGCCAAGAGCCAGTTCCGTGTCGAATTCCAAGGCATCAAGGGCGTCGGCAGTGAAGACATCCTGGACGCGCTGGAGACTCGTAAGACCGACGCTATTCGCATCGGCTTGCTGGGCTTTGACACCGTAGCTGACGAGTCAGAAGCTCCGCCCGAGGGCGAGGGAGACGGCTCCAAAGGCAAGAAGGCCAAGAAGTTCTGATTAAGCGGGGGAGTCTAGATGGTCCTTGATCTAGGGTAATCGCGTTTGATGTACGCGGTCCTCCACCATTTCATACCCCGTGCCACGTTTCTAGAAGTTGGTACCGTGTCTCCTCCCTGCACGGTAATTTCGGCACGGGGTCTTTTATAAGGATAGTATGTCTGATGAGTATCTAGACGTCGATTGTATCGACTTTGAAACCGAGGCTATAGACGGAGCTCCGTCGTACAGTCCGCCCAAGCCTGTGGGAGTCAGTCTCAAGGTGGGAGATAGCGGCAGTGAGTACCTCGCGTGGGGTCACCCCACGGGCAACAATGTGTCCTGGGAAGATGCCCGGGCTCGTACGTTGGGGTTCTTGCACCGTGCTGACAAGAAGGATGGCTGGCTAGCTCACAACGCAGCGTTTGAGTCGGCGGTGTTGGGTGAGTACTTCGGCTACAAGGCCAAGAATCCGCTCAAGGTACATGATTCCATGTTCCTACTGTTCCTGACAAACCCGTACGCCATGAGCTTTGCTCTGAAGCCCAGTGCTGAGCGCGAGCTGGGTATACCACCAGAAGAGCAGACCAACCTGATGACTTGGGTGCTCCAGAACGTGCCCGGGGCTACCCCCAAGACGTGGGGTGCCCACATCAGCAAGGCTCCGGCCGAGTTGTGCGCTCCGTACGCCAATGGCGATACCGACCGCGCCAAGCTGCTATTCAATAAGCTGTACCCCCGCATGATGCAGATGGGCATGCTGGAGGCTTACCGCCGAGAGCAGAAGTTGTCGCCGATTCTTGCAGACTCCACGAAGCGAGGCGTACGCCTTGACATGGAGCGGCTGGGCAACGATATTGAAACTTATGGAGCAGCCATGAAGATGGCTGAAGACTACGTCCATGGGAAGCTTGGAGACTTCAATATCGATTCAGATAGAGAACTGGCCGACGCGTTGGACCGCGCCAAGATGGTTGATGATTGGGTACTCACGCCAACCGGGAAACGGTCCACAGCACGGAAGAATCTTGTGGGTCGTGTTAGGGACCCGGATTTACTCAATTACATGGCTTACCGGGGTGTGCTAGCGACTTGCCTCGGCACCTTCGCCGGGCCGTGGCTCGAACAAGCACTAAAGGAAGGTGGACGCCTACACCCGAGCTGGAACCAGACGCGTGGTGAGAAGGGTGCTGACGGTGACATATCTGGCACCAAGACCGGTCGTATGTCCTGCAAGGCCCCGAACCTTCAGAACCCACCAAACGACTTCGAGTCTCTGACTATACCCGACGGCATAGCCTCCTTCCTGGAGGGTCAGGCAAAGGCTACAGGGCGTATTATACACCCAGTCATGCACATGCGACAGTACCTGCTGCCTGAGGAAGGGCATACATGGGTGAAGAGAGACTTTAGCGCTCAGGAAATGCGTGTGATGTCTCACTACGCAGAGGGTAGCTTGTTCGAGGCCTTCATCAAGGACCCGACAACTGACCCACATAATGCGGTGATGCAGATCATCAAGGACCAGACCGGAATTACCATGCTGCGGAGGCACGTCAAGATTATTGGCTTCGGCATCATGTACGGCATGGGTGCGGACAAACTTGCATCCTCCATGGGGGTTGACAAGGATGAAGGCACCAATCTACGGAACGCATACTTTGGAGCTCTGCCCGAAATCCGGGAACTTTCTCTGGATACTCGTAACCGTGGTAAACGCGGCGAGTATATCCGCACTTGGGGCGGTCGCGTATATTATCGGGAGCCAAACCCAGAACGTGACCTGTCCTATAAGCTCCTCAACTACCTTATCCAAGGTAGTAGCGCGGATCAGACCAAGCAGTCAATGATTGACTACGACAACGAACGTAATCCCGATGAACTCCTAATCGCAGCCGTACATGATGAGCTCAACACTAGCGTACCTACAGAGAACTTGGAAGCGGGCATGGTCCGTCTTCGTACGGCCATGGACAAAGACCGCTTTGACGTCCCCTTCCGCTCCGAAGGCTACGCAGGTCCAAATTGGGCAGACATCGAGAAGTATGAACCACCACGACTGGAGGCCAACGCATAGGGAGACCGAAGTTACCTATGGACTAGATTGGCAGTGGTACCGCTGCTACAAGTGCGGGGACGATACAGTAACCCCCATCGGGGTTGAACCATTTACGATGAGAGGATATCAATGCAAGAGCTCGGCGCAGAACCCACAGTCCCACTTGAAAAAGTAAAGCTACGGTGGAGCTTCAGTCAGTGGGAAACCTATAACTCATGCCCTGCAAAATGGAAGTTCGGGAGTGTCATGAAGCTACCCCGTAAACCTCCCGGTGGAGCGGCTGCTCGCGGGCTGGAGATACACGCCAGCGTAGAGAACTACATCAAGCACGGAGACGTGAGTGTTCTGCACGGGGCTGTGAACTCTAAATACATCCCTATCTTTGACGAACTCCGCAACCACCCAAATGGAGACATGCATGTCGAACAAAAGCTCGGATTCGACGTGGACTGGGCGGTATCCGCGCCAGCCAGCCCCTACACATCCTGCATTGCCATCCTTGACGCAGTCAGATTTGATGACGACAAGACCGCCCACGTATACGAGTGGAAAAGTGGCAAGCCTAAGGAAACTCACGCAGATCAACGGAAGCTGTATGCAGTAGCTTCGCTACTGCACTACAGGGCAAAAGAAGCGCTCGTTACGACTTACTATCTTGAAGATACCGAAGCACCTCAGCGCATACGAGTTAGTGAATCAGGGGTACGTTCTAAGCTCATCCCACTATGGAACGAGCGTATTGCTCTGATGCTGCGTGATGAGTTCTGTGCGCCGAAGCCGAGCTACCAGTGCAACTGGTGTGACTTCTCTAAGTCTAAAGGTGGACCGTGCAGGTTCGCGTAAGGAACTACTATGGGCCGGACTGAACTAAGAGAGCACTGTGCGATTGACGGAAAAGAAGACTATGCATGTTGGATTTGGCAGCGGAGAACTACTCCACAGGGATGCGCCGCAACTGATAGAGAAGTTTCAATGAAAACTCTACAGGCAAAGACCGACGTTCTTCACGAGGCGGTAGCCATGGAGCATCCAGATTGGAGGGGTGGGTCACATGGTAGACATTTATGCGATTGCCGTAGGTGTGTCAGTCCCTATCATGTAATTCCCGGCACTGCGTCTGACAATATGGTGGACAGAGTACTAGCTGGGCGACAAAACACAGCGGTACTAACCCCTGAGAAAGTTCTTGCCATTAGAAAAGACACAGGCACTAGAGATGAACTAGCTAAGAGGTATGAGTGCTCTCCCTCTACTATGAAGAAAGTTCGCTGTGGCTACACTTGGAAATTTATATCCGAGGCAGATGCGTGAAAGCCAGACAGAGAAGAAAGTGGTGTCGTGGGCAGAAGCACACGACATTCTGGCTATCAAGTTTACACCGATGGGGAGTACGGGTTGGCCTGATCGCGTATTCCTCTACAGTGGAGTGGCTATCTTTATTGAGTTCAAAGCGGCAGGCAAGAGTGCTAGACCTCTACAACAAGAGCGTATCAAATCCATCAGGGAACAAGGATTCTTAGTATATGTCATTGACAATGTGGAAAGTGGTATCAAAGCCCTGGACTCCGCGTTCTTCGCAAGAGACCGGGGTTAAGCTCTGCATCAGCCAAGCCTGTGCGGGATTGTTCATGGCCCCCGGTGCGGGGAAGACTACGGTGACCTACGCAGCCTTCCAGATTCTTAAGAGGCTGAAGTATGTGGACAAGATGCTAGTCATATGTCCGCTGAAGCCAGCGTACAATGTATGGCCCCGGCAGCACAAGACTTGGGACGAGTTCAAAGACCTGAGGGTCTGTGTTCTGCACGGTAAGGGCAAGGAGGAACTGCTCAAGTCTGATGACTACGACATCTACGTGGTCAACCCCGAGGGACTAAGCTGGCTATTCGGGGCTGATGCCCGTAACTCTCCCGGTGCCGCCCGCCTACGCTACGTGACCGACAAGTTCCAGATTCTGTGGGTAGACGAGAGCCACAAGTTTAAGGACACTGGTACGAACCGCTTTAAGCTGATGCGTAAGATCATTCCCAAGTTCAAGCGTCGGTACATCGGCACTGGTACGCTCAACCCCACGGGGCTGGAGGACATCTTTGGGCAGGTCTTTATTCTGGACGAAGGTGCGTCGCTTGGGTCCTACATCACACACTACAGGAGCAAGTACTTCCATCAGCAGCCGTGGGACAAGTACGACTTCATCCCGAACCACGGTGCCTTTGAGGAGGTCGCAGCTAAGATAGCTCCGTACAGCCTCGTGGTCACACGTGCTGAGATTGAGGGCCTACCCCCGGTGTTCTTTGATGATCGCTTCATTGATCTACCCCCGGACGCTCAGCGGGCGTATGATAGTGCCGAGCGTGACCTAATAATCGCGCTACAGAACAAAACTATTGTGGCTGCGAATGCCGCCGTTGCAAGCGCCAAGTGCAGGCAAATAGCCAACGGGTTTGTCTACGACAACGATGGGGAGGCTACTCGCTTCCATACCGAGAAGCTTGAGGACTTACAGGGTCTTATTGAGGAGCTGAATGGTGAATCGCTTATTGTCACGTACGAATTTGTCGAGGACCGAGACCTTCTTATGGGGACTCTTAAGTGTCCTTGTATATCTACAGGAAACGCTCGCAAGGATGATGAAACCATTGAGCGCTTCCGTCGGGGTGCCTACCCCGTGGTGCTTGGATCCACTGCATCCATTTCTCTTGGAATTGATGGCTTACAGGATATCTGTGGGCACATTTATATGTACGGAATCACATGGAAGCTGGTGGACTATATACAGGTCATTGATCGGATTAGGAGGAGTGGAAGTAGTCACGGCTCTGTCATCGTACACCGAGGACTCGCGCGTGGGACAGTGGATGAACGAGTGGTCCGCAAGCTAGACGAGCGCGAGGAGGAGATGATCGACTTTATGGGGGTCTTGCAGGAACTAGCGTAGCGCGGGAATTTTACTGTGTTATAATTAAAGCATCCCAGGGCAGTGGGGGATTTAACATTCTTGTACGATGCTGCTCCATAGTACGATTTCTTTAATAGGAGCCATAAATGGCAAAGAAAGACAAAGTTTCGGGTGCAGCAGTCGCTGCCGAAGGTGTGATCAAAAATGCGTCGGAATCCAGCAAAGCTGCTGTGATTGGTGTTCGTGGTGTGAAGGGTGTACCCCTGACTGCTAAGATCACTCTGCTGGTTCCCGCAAACCCGAAGCGCTCAGGTAGCAAGGCGTTTAATCGCTTCGCCCTGTACAAGGATGGTCAGACTTGCGACGAAGCACTGACCGCTGGCGTCGTGACTCCCGACTTGGTGTACGATGCAGCTCACGGCTACATCGCTATCGAGGGGTACAACCCTACCCTGATCGTGAAGCAGGAGCGCCCTGCCAAGGCTCCTAAGGAAGCCAAGGCCAAGAAAGTGAAGCACGTGGATGCCGCCGCTGATGCCGCACAGGCTGACTTGGCTGCTGCGACAGTCGAAGAATCCATCGACTAATCACTCACCCGCCACGCATCAAGTCTCACCCGCTACGGCGGGTGAGACTCCATTAGGAGACAAATGTGAAGATATTTATACCCACACTTGGTCGATCTGGCAATCAGGTCACCAAAAAGACGCTGTCCGCAGTGGGGTTGGACGTCACTCTGGTAGTGCAGTGTCGTGAGTCTAGTATGTATCATGGGCATGAGAGCGTTGTAGTGCTTCCTCCGGGGATACTCACCATCGCCCCCACACGCCAGTACATCCTCGACAATCTTGTAGGAGAAGACGAGCCATTCTGCATGGTGGACGACGACCTACTGTTCTTCAAGCGCCGTGACGATGACCGCACCAAGCTGCGAGACCTGCAGAGTGGTGAGTTGCTTCACGCCTTCATAGAGATGGAGCGGATTCTTCGTGGCTGTGAAGACTCCCGTGTAGCCCATGTGGGCTTCGCTGCTCGTGAGGGCGCTAACCGGAATACTGAAGAGTATCTGTACAACACTCGCATCATGCGGGTGCTCGGCTACAGCTCTGGCCCCCTTAAGGAACACGGCATCCGGTTTGACGAGATGGAGGTCATGGAAGACTTCCACGTAGCGTTATCCCTTCTTGAGAGGGGATACGACAACATGGTTATGAATGAGTTTGCTCACAACCAAGCGGGCGGCTCCGGCGCGGTGGGAGGTTGCTCCCACTTCCGTACCCCCGAGCTCCAAGCGGCTAATGCTCACAAGCTGGCCGAGCTCCACCCCGGGGTGGTCAAAGTCACTAAGAAGGTGACCAAGGGCGCATGGGGCGGAGGTGAGCGTACCGACGTGACAGTTTACTGGAAGAAGGCGAGGACTAACTGTGTCTAATGTCTTAATTGAATACCCACGCACCATGGACTTAACTTATTGGATCAATGAGCGAGAGTCTATCCGAATGCGTAAAGAGTCCGGGGTGCCAGCCCCTTGGACTGTGGACCCTGTGCTGGCGACTACGAGGTTCTGTAATGTACATCGCGAAGATGACAAGGTTACTCGGTATATCCGCAACTCGCGTACTTATTCCAGTGTTGATGCCCCTGTTTGGGTTGTTGTTCTTGCTCGCATGGTTAACCGCATATCTACACTTGACCGCCTTGGGGATGTTGTACAGACTGGCGACTTGGCTCGCGTCAAAGACCAGCTTAAATTCACCCGAGCCGAGGGAGTAGCGATCTGGGGAAACGCCTACACGATCAGCACCTGCGGTCGCAGTATGGACAAGGTGGACTACGTGATTGACCATGTGGTAGCCGCTGTTAGGGCTAAAGAGGAGTCCATACTATGGACTGGGTGGCTGGATGCTAAACCCATGGACTGCGCTTTGGTGTTCAGGTGGCTGACCGAGATCGATGGTCTGGGCTCGTTCCTCGCTGCTCAGGTCGTAGCTGACCTTAAGAATACCGAGGGGCACCCCCTCCGCGTGGCTCCGGACTGGCACTCATGGGCTGCACACGGCCCGGGCAGCTTGCGCGGGCTTACCCGGTACTGGGGGCACAAAGTAACGCCCAGCGGCTTCTCTGAAGCCCTACAAACCGCTCATAAACAGGTTATGCCATACGTGGCTAGCTATGTGGGAGACATCCACATGCAGGACATGCAGAATGTGATGTGCGAGTTCGACAAGTATATCCGAGTACATGAGGGCGGACATGCCCGGAACAACTACCCGCCCAAATGAGCTAAGGGCAAGCCCACGAGGTCTAGTATTCTTATCAACAACTCTAAGGAACTTATATGAGTAACTTCTTCTCCGAACGCATTCCTGCGTTCAATGACATGTACAAGATGGAGACCATTCCCCACAACGTGGAGGCTAAGGCTGCGCGTCTGCATCAGTTCAGGAACATGATTGCCAACGAACTAGACGAAGGCGCTGACATCAAGAACATGCTTGATGAGCGCGGGCTTGAGAACGCTCAGGTAATGATGGCTGACTGGCTGGGGGACACCATTGTCTACTGCGCTAGCGAGTCCTTGCGCTGGGGTATCCCCATCGAGCAAGTGCTCCAGATCATCATGGACAGCAACGCATCTAAGCTCCAGGCAGATGGGTCCGCGTTGTTTATTGATGGTAAACTGCAAAAAGGACCCGGCTACTGGAAGCCAGAACCCAAAATTAAGGAGCTCCTCGATGACCAGAGTAATCATAGCTAAGAATGTCAACCACGCGCTCGGCGATGGATTCCAGTGGCTTAAGGTTGCGGGAGTTGATGAGGAGTCTCGAGCGGGTCCTGTACGGGTCGCGCAGGGGCCAGTTATTACTGAGTACCTGTACCCCACTCAGCGGGTACTCTTCAATGCAAAGCGTGACGCCAACCCTGTGTTCCATCTGCTCGAATCTATTTGGATGCTCGCGGGAGGAAGCAATAGCTCGTTTCTTCTCCCCTACAACGCCCGAATGGCCGAGTACTCAGAACCAGATGGGAAGATCCACGGTGCCTACGGATACCGCTGGAGGCAAGCCTTTGCCCTAGACCAGATCACGGAGATCGTGGGGGAACTCAGGAGAAATCCAGATTCTCGGCAGTGCGTCATGCAGATGTGGAGCGCGGAGTTGGACTTGGCTATCAGCAAGAAAGATCGCCCCTGTAACACTCACATCTACTTCGACTGTCGTAGAAATGCGTTCGGGCACCGAGTACTAGGCATGACGGTCTGCTGCCGTAGCAATGATGCCCTTTGGGGTGCGTACGGGGCCAACGCCGTGCATTTTAGTATTCTCCAGGAGCTCATGGCCGCTGCTATCGGCGTCGGTGTCGGCACTTATCGTCAAGTCAGCAACAACTTCCATGCGTACAAGGAAGTCCCATGCGCGAAGGATTTTCTCGAAAATCCTCCAGTGATTGACGAGTACTGGCGGTACCCTCGGTTCACGGTACCTCTGCTCGCCGTGGGGGAGAACTACCTGGACTTCCTGACTGACTGCGAAGACATGGCACTCGGTAAATTTTCCATCCCATGGAAGACTAACTTCTTCCGTACTGTGGTCTCTCCCCTCAAGACTACGTACGACGCCCGTAAGGCTGGGTCTCGAGTCTGGAAAGAGACCATGAACGATATCGTTGAGTGTGATTGGAAACTAGCGTTCACAGAGTGGACAGAAAGGCGAGAACATAGTGTCAGCAAATGAAAAGCAAGTGGCAGGTGCTCACTACGGCGGTACTGAGGTAGCGTACCAGCACTGGGACATCGTAGTTGAGCACGGGCTTAACTACTTCGAGGGGCAGATCACCAAGTACGTCATGCGAGCGCGTAAGAAGAACGGCAAGCAGGACTTACAGAAGGCTCTGCACTTCATTGAGAAGTACCTTGAGGTCTACGACAAGATGTGTCTACCCGCTGCCCCGGGGCCTGAGCCAATTACTACAGGTACTCAGGTCGCGGGGTTCTCCAGAAGGATACAAAATGAGGCATCCGTTCCTAAACCCATACCTCTTGACTTCCGGGGTCACTACACGATTGAGGGGTACAGCCTTACCAATGCTCTACGCACCTGCCTTCACTGTAGAAAGCAGTGGTGGTCGGATGAGGACGAGGCCTTGCGGCACCTGAGGCATGACCACCCTGAGAAGCTATAGCCTGCTATAATGCACCTAGGCCCGGGCGCTGTGCCCGGGAGTTCTAGGAGCAAACGATGTCCCGTAAGATTGACTTTAGTAAGTCTGTGAAGCCTGTAAGGAAGGGGCCAAGCATCAAGGCCAACTTCCAGGCGACAACCGCGTACTTCGTGTTCGCACCCCCAGTCCGCCCCGGCAGCACTGACGCCTACAAGCTCCCCAGCATGATCCAAGGTAGCCTGCGTTGGCCTCGTGAGCGCCCAGCACCTGAGAAGGGAGCGTTCGAGGTATGACTATCATACAACAACTCAGGCGCACGTTCCGCAAGATGACCACCTTAGAGATGGCTACTGCGGAACTCGGGGAAGCCCAATTATCCAAGCTCGAGGCTGAAAGCGCTCGGGACTACGCCACGAGTATCGTGGCGTACAACACGATGCGTATCAAGCGCCTACAGGAGTTCATCAATGCGAATACTGCCACTTAAAAAGATTGAGTCATTGGACGTACAGGCTATCCTTTCTGTCCTTGAACAGAAAGGGGCCACGAACTACTCCTGTACGTTTAAGCACATACTGCTGATACGGAACTACATACACCGTCAAGGTAAGCCGTACCGCCTCTCCCACTCAATTATCCGTGGTGGACCCAAGGACGCTGTGCTGGGGTACACTCTACGGCTTAAGGAGGATAACGCATGACCAACCTCGAAACGAAACTACTACCCGAAACACTGCAAGAGCAGTTGATTGAAGTACTGAATGCCTGCATATCCGGGACAATCATTGAGCGGGAGAACCTTGAAATCGGCATCACACAACCAAAGACAGGAGAATGACATGAAAACTACATTAAACAAAATCCGCGCACATTCACCCTGCTCTGACGGCTGGTCAAAGTTACTCGGTAACCTAGGCAAGACCAAAGCCGACGATGAACAATTAGCGGTTACGACCATCCTCGAAAGCAACGGACTAGACGATGCTCTGTGGTGCTTACGCGCAGTAGATGGCCATCATCGTGAAATGCGTCTGTTCGCCGTTGATTGCGCACGTAGTGTCCAGCACTTGATGACTGCCTCGAGAAGCATCTCTGCTCTAGATGTGGCAGAGCTTTACGCCAATGGTTTTGCAACAGCTCAGGAGTTGGCCGCTGCTAGGGTCGCTGCTTGGACCGCTTCTAGAGCCGCTGCTAGTGCCGCTGCTAGTGCCGCTGTTAGGGGCACCGCTTGGACCGCTGCTTGGACCGCTTCTAGTGCCGCTTCTAGGGACGCTGCTAGTGCCGCTGTTAGAGACGCTGCTAGGGACACCGGTGCTTGGGGCGCTGCTTGGGACGCTGCTTGGGCCGCTTCTAGGGCCGTACAAGCTACCTTGCTCTGCATCGTATGTGCTGAGATTGAGCAAAGGGAGCAAGCATGACTAAGACACGCGAAGAATATCTTGCGCTGGCTGATCGTGTTTACACGAGGGGCAAGACGTATGTGCCAGAGCATTTAGCAGACGCTATCCGCGACCTCATTGCCGAACTCGACGCACTGACACAAGACCGTGACGAGTGGAAAGATTCCTGCATCGCTGCGAATGAGAACCAGCGGAGTAGTGAAAACAAGCTATTCAAGTTGCAAGAACAGTTCGACGCACTGAAAGCACAGAGCGTGGATGCTGCGCGGTTGGATTGGCTAGACGCCGAAGCAAGTAACCCAACATTCAGCAGCGGCATTCGTCTGCTGTGCTTGCCGGGAACTCTGCGCAACGTGATTGACAAAGCAATGTCTGCACAACAAGGAGAGCAAGGATGAACGCAGAAGATTCAAATATGGCAGCAAATGCCATCTGTCACGCAGCGAGTATGGTGCAGTACTCTTGGCAAGACGCCGCATTGGAACTGATGCGCCCAAGTGTAGTGTTCAAACCCAAGCTATCCAAGGACGGTAATCGGCGGTGCGCCCTGTTTGGTGACGATCTGCAAGTTGGCGTTGCGGGTTTTGGTGACACTCCGAACGCTGCAATGTATGACTTTGACAAGAACTGGGATAAGCCATGACCCCCACCCACTACCTGCTATCCGCCTCCGATGTTGCCGCTATCCATCGCGCACTGTCTATCAATCGCGTAATGGCAAAAGACGATCAAGGCAACTACACCAAGGAAATTACACCGAAGGTAATCACAGAAGCACTTGCCATCCTGCAATCCGCGCAGGGTGTTGGTGTTGTCGCCAACATAAGCCAATTGCAAAACGCGCGAATGTTTACTCTGACAGAGGGCGCAGGCTATGACCGCTTTGCACCACTCTATGCAATACAAGGAGAGAGCAAATGAACCTACCCGAAGACACGCCCATGCCTGACATGGGATCACCAACATTTGCAGAAGACTTTGCTGCGGCGATTGGTTTGCCGCATGGAGACAAGCTGGAAATTGTGACGCCTCCGTTTCACAGGACTGATGACGCTCAAGTATCTGCGCCTAACCTAACTCCCGACGAATGGAACAACCTTGGAAAGCTGCCGCTTGCTCGGGTTCATCAGATGGGCTTTCAGGTATGGGAAGACGACGCCAAAGGAATTCACTGGTTATTTCCTGCCGAGTGGTATGACTACATCCCGAATGGCACAAAGGTCGTGGGCATAAACGGTAACGAAGAAGTGTTCGTTCGTGGAGAAACTGGCAATGGCGTGCGGTTTGGTGCGTTGTCTTTTGGCTTTATTACTTTCAGGTAACAGCATGACCTCCGCCCACTACCTGCTACCCGCCTCCGATGTTGCCAAGGTGCATGAGGCTTTGAAGCAAGCGCAAGACCTTTGCGAAAAGGTACTGATGCCGGGTACAGATAAATACCGCAATGTTTGCAACGCCCTCGCCATCCTCGACAACGCGCGGGGTGTTGGGGTTGTTGCTCAATTGCACCCAAACCAGTTCAAGCCAAGTCCAGAGGGCTCTGAATGGTGTCGAGAAATCCTGCTGTACTCACCAAATAATGAAGGTGACAAACTGCGCGGGGTGAACCAGCGCGTCAAACTCTACGCAATACAAGGAGATTCAAATGAAGGTTGAAGAATTGATAGAACGGTTACGCAACCAAACCGATTAACTAGACGGAACTCTAGCCGTTGTAAACCTGATGGGTAACGCGGCAGATGCACTCACAGCACAGGAAGACGAACTGGAAGCGCAACGCAACGCCAAAGACGGCGCTTACTGGGAGCGCAATAATCTGGTCGCGCTGCTGTCCAAAGTATTCCCCGCTGGCAAGAAAAAGACTGCTATCGAAGGCTGGTCGGAGGACTGGCACGGCTGCGTCTACATTGACCTACCGACAGGACAAGCAAGCTGGCACTACCACGACAGCCAAGCGCACCTGTTCGACCACTTGCCCGAGTATCAAGGCGAGTGGGATGGGCACACCACTGGCGAAAAGTACGAGCGACTTGCGGGCTATCAGGCCACAGCACAGGCAGACCGTGTGAAGGAATTGGATGCGCCGACGGGGCAGGAGCCCTTTGAGTATTTGTGGGAACCTGATGGGACATTCAATATTGGTCAAGAGCGCCAGTTGTCCACCAACACAGGGCCATGCATCGGCTGGAAGATTACACCACTATACCTCGCAGCGGGCGCACAGCCAGCGCAGCAACCGTACGATACACGCCAGTTTTCAAATCTGACGAATCAGGCGAATGGGTACGCGCAGCAACCGGAGGTGCGGGAAGCTTTAACACTTGGCGAATCAGAAGTTGAGGACTTCGCACGGTCTGCCTATGAATCTGCCATGGCTTTCGGCATTGATTTGGGTTCATACACAAGGCTTGCAAAACATATTTGGCACCAGTGTCTCGCTGCAAACGCCCCACCCTCCCCACCTCGGGAGCCAGTCAATCAGGTGCTGGTGGAAGCGTTGAAAAAACTGGCGCGACTCGGCAACGGGGAACACTACGGAAACAGCGACGGCAACATGATTGCACGGGCAGCACTGGATGCCCAACCAGTAGCGCAGCAACCAGTAAATGTCGCGCTGCTGGATTCGTGCAAGAAAGCTCAGATTGCAATAACTGACTGGCTACATCAATATGCATCCGAATTATGTGATTCAGATGATGTAGCGGACTCACGCATACGAATAGCCAATGCTGGTGGCACCATTGCCTACATTGCAGACATTTGCGAAAAGAATAGTATTGCCATCGCTACCGCAGAGCAGGCGCATAGCGCCTGAAGTATGCGGCGGGCGTAGCACGCCCGCCATGAGTGAAATGTTATGCCGGTGACGGCGGAAGGAAGCCCCATGACCCACCAACTCAAAGCCCAAACCATCGAAGCGCTGGAAAACGAAATACAGCGCAACACCTTAGACGATGTAGTGTTCGATGCAACTAACGCCGCCCTCGCCGCCCTCGCCGCCCTCGCCGCCCTGAGAGCAGAGCCTGATGTTATGTGCCACTACTGCGGAAAGCCTGCGGTACTGGCAACGGGCGCAGACATTTACCCACACCGCCCAGACCTAGGAGCCTTGAGGTTTTGGCGCTGCGAGCCGTGCGGCGCTTACGTTGGATGCCACAAAGCAGGCAACGGCTACGGCGACGGAACCCGGCCACTCGGTAGGCTGGCAAACGCGCAACTGAGAACGGCGAAGCAAGCGGCGCACGCCGCCATTGACCCCTACTGGCGCGAAGGCCGACTACGCAGGCGCGAAGTCTATTCACAACTTGCTGTGTTAATGAATCTTGGGAAGATCGAAGCCCATATAGGCGACTTTGACGAAGCGCAATGCGACAAAGTCGTGCAGCTTGGAAGAAACTCGATTCTGTGGGAGCGAGCATGACTAGTACACGCGAAGAATTGATGGCGCTGGAGAAGATTTCTCTGTTCAACGAGTTTGGCGAAGACACTCAAGCTGGAATTGCCCGTAAAGCCCTAGCCGCACTACGGGCACAACCAGTAGCGCAACCAGCCGAAGCAATAGAGCTAACCAATGACGATGTGCGCGCTGTTGGTGGAATAGTTCACCGCGACGGTAGTGTCTTCTTTACTAATGTAGCACTGCTTAATAAAGCCATTACTCACGCAAAGGACAAGCCATGACTAAAGACCAAGAGATTAAGCAACTCCACGCATTCGCAAAGAACTGCGAGATTGATGTGCACCGCGCCATTGCCAACATGAACCAATCTGACAGATTAGCGAGTGACATACGCAGGTTGATTGACGGTGAAGTTTATGTGGTTGAGCTTGGGAAACCACCAGCACCCGACTGCCGGACTTGCCGGCAGTTCTACTGGTCGCAATTTACCGGAGATTACCGCTGTCACTTTACCAAAGAAGGCGGCGTATGTACTAACGGAGACCAATATCAACCCGAACCTAAGTTGGTGCTATGGAGGACGGAATGAATACAAGAGTAAAACTACGGCATGCAGAAGTGGCACAAAGGAGCAGAGTGGCTTTAGCCTTGAGGACGCAGAGCAGGTGCAGAAAGGGACTGTATGAAGATCATAGAATACGGTGATAGGCCAGAGGACAAGGTTTACCGGAACAAGTGCGGGCACTGCAAAACCGTCTATGAATTTGCAAGAAAAGAAGCAAAGTTTCATTCCGATCAGCGTGACGGGGACTACCTCACTATCAACTGCCCCGTCTGCCAGCGTGAGGCGTATGTAACATCATGACCCCACAACTACAATCCCAAATCGCAGAGCAGGCACAGAATTTAACCAAGGAGAACTGATGAAACCGATGTTGAGTGCTACGTGTGACGATATCACACTTTTGTCCTACCCCCTGATGGCTAGCCCCAAGCTGGACGGTATCCGAGCTATAGTTCATGACGGGGTCCTCGTATCCCGTAACTTGAAGCCTATCCGGAACCGATGGATACAAGAAACCTTTGCGAACCCCATGTACAATGGCCTGGACGGTGAGTTGATACTGGGGGAGCACGACAGTACCGTCTTTAGACGTACGACCTCAGCAGTGAGTTCTTACGCCGGAGAACCTGATGTTCAGTTCTGGGTGTTTGATTGTCAAGTTAAGAACACACCATTCCACCAAAGGTACGATCGCTTGGTCCGCACCTGCCGTGACTTTGCGGGCATCAAGATTGTCCACCACGTAGTAATTGATAGCCACCCCGCGCTGCGACGCTACGAAGAGACGGCGCTCGAAGCCGGGTACGAAGGGGTGATGGTCAGGTCTATGGACGGACCCTACAAGGAAGGCCGCGCCACCGTGCGCGAAGGTTCACTATTGAAGGTAAAGAGGTTTGAGGATGCAGAAGCAGAAATCGTCGGGTTTGAGGAACGGATGCACAACGCAAACGAAGCCACAGTCAATGCCTTGGGACATACTGAGCGGTCAAGTCATGCTGAAAACATGGTGGGACGCGGAGATCTCGGAGCTCTGTTGGTCAAGGGTGCCAATGGAAAATACAAGGGCATCGAGTTCAACATCGGAACCGGGTTTACCGACTCTGACCGAGACTGGTTCTGGGCGCACCGCGACACTCTGATGGGGCAGGTGGTAAAGTTCAAGTACTTCCCAATGGGTAGTGATGCCCGCCCCCGCTTCCCGGTGTTCCTGGGACTACGTCCACCGGGGCTGTAGGCGCTTGCGGGCACTGCCCGCACCCTACCCCTTAACTACGCGCCCCGATGGGCGCGTAGCCACTTCTGAAGGCTTTACTTTTGGCTTTGTGGGGTGCTAGCCGCCAGCAATACGTCCTTACTTTGGCTACCGTGGCTAGAGCCAAAGTAGAAGCCAATAATCATAGTCCAGGCCGTACCCAGAGACCCCAGCATAACCAGTAGAGGTTCTGTGGGTTTGTAGTTCTGGTTAGTAACCATGAAGATAAGAATGCCGAAGAAGCCCGTGGTTACCAGCACTGACAGCAGAGGGGGAATATTGCTGTGAGTGAGGACCTGCATGTTACGAGCGTCGGACGTATCCTTGAACTCGAGCTCTGAGTACCGAAAGCCACGTTCTTTCTCGTCGGCCTGATACTTCAGTTCCAATTCCTTGAGCTGGGTAAGCTGGTCAGGAGTGAGCTTACCATCCTGGAACGCCTTCGTGATGTCAGTTGTAGTGGCAGAGTCAATACCAAATACCTTACCGATGGCCGACACTGCCACCCCGCCCAGAGGCCCCAAGATAGCAGATGCGAGAGTGGGGGCTAGGCTAGCGAGTATTTCGTTCATGGCAGGAAGCTCCTATGACCTGAGTGTGGAGGACGAGTTGTGAGGTGGCACCAGTTGGGGGTGGAGTCTGGGTGCTCGCGGTAGAGGTCGAACTGGGTGAGGAGATCGTCTGTAATGACCCCATCGATCTCATTGAAGGGGTCGTAGATGTCGACAGCTTGCCCCTCCTTGTGACTGGAGTTGGGCGCACCTTGGGGGCAGTCCTGAGGACGGAAGCCTCCAAAGGTCTGGCCGCTGACCTGAGACTTAGTGGCTGGGTTGGTCCTGAACACCACTCCCATCTCCTCAAGTCGGTCCATGACCCTCTCCACTCTCCCGAGCAGTTCATTGGCATTGATCATGCGCTCAGGGGTAGCATCTGGATGGAACATCCAGATGCCGAAGTATTGCTGCGAGGTGATCACTTGCGCGGCTTTCTGAAGAAGCGCTTCCACACCCACTCAATAATCAGCAGAAATGAGTACGCAGCAGCCAACATCGCGGCTACGTCACCCCAAGAATGAATGTTGAGGTCTGCGAGCCAAGCGGCTACCCACGCGGACGCAGCTTTTAGTACAGGGTGATCAACAGTTTGGCCTTGACTCATTCTGGCTCCGCGGAAATTAGATCGAGGTTAGGGTTAGTGACGTGGACATTGTAGTACAGAACACCGTCGAATATCAACTGTGGGAAGCCCACCTCTGATAGTCCGGCCATGTTGGTACGGATGATGTAGTTCGTGCCGAACGCTGAGTTGAACTTGGGCGAGTTCGGCGTTGCGTCCCCAGCGCTAGATACAATCTTGATGCGAACGTTCTTGAAGAACTTCGCACCAGCGAATGGATTCTCAATCCAAGCGACTTGAGGTAGTTCCAGAATCTGTGTACCCGAGTTGAACGTAGGAATGCCGTAGGGGACGTATGCTGGGTCAGCATGTAGCGCCACGGGGAGCTTAGAGAAGCCCATCGCACTGACTAGCATCTTTGGCAGGTATTCAAAGGGGATGCCTACATACCCCTTGTCGCCCCACCAGTCACCCCATGTCTGCTTGGCGATCAGTCGTCCAGACTCAGTGTAGCCATGAGCACACATGACATGCTGACCCATGTAGTTGCTATTCAAGTCCCACGCGTGAGTTTCTAGTGGCCCGGTAACCCCGTGGAATGCCTCGGTATCGTTTATAACGAGGATGACGGGGGCACCTTGGTTCAGAGAGCGCTTGATGGCTGCAAGATTCACACCGAGACCTGTGGTCAAAACAGTCCCAGCAGGAACCAAGGTCTTGGCGTCTGCCTGTACGGCGTCTGGGGGGACTTCTCCGTAGTGGGTCGTATCAAAGGGCCACTCTGTGCTATTCGCGCAGCCGTTGGCGTTCAGGATTTGAGCAAGCTGGTCAGGGAACCCACCACTGTACGTCCCAGACGTACCAGCAAGCTTCTGGTACCAGTAGTACAGATAGCACACTGAGAAGTCAGACAGCTTACCGTCGCGCTTGAACGCGAGGTCGAGTGCTTCCTTGCTGGCCCATGACTGGCAGTCGCCATAGTTCCCTTGATCGACAACTGGCGTCCCGATAGGTCTCCAGTCGATTCCTGGTGCGAACTTCTCAATCTGCATATATTTCCTTCCGGTACTCCCAGTCCTTGCGGCAGTGGTCGCGTTCAAACGCGTACAGCAACAGATCGATCACAAGGTATGTCCATCCCCACCAGACATTGCTCAGGTGTGCGTTCCATGCAGCGGAGGATAGCGTCTCATTGGGCTTGCCATTCAGCCAACCCATGACCCTGATGTCAGCCCTGACTATCCACGCTAGAATCATGTGGGCCACACCATCTTTGGAAAGATTGCAAGAAACTGTTCCATCGTAGGTTGTGGAGCAGTACTCGCCTGAACCTGTGCCATGAGCGTGTAGGCTTGTGCGTTGCATCCATCCATCCACATCGCAAACGCCACACCCTCAGCATGAAATGGACCGGGATAACCAGCACGTAAAGCACAAGATATACGGTCATCATACATATGACTCTGCGCTTCTTTGTCTAACATAGAGGTAAGAGCGTTTGTGTACTCGTCCACTGTCGGGAGTGCTGGTGGTGGTGCAACCCACTCCCCAATCGTCGCATCACCAATCACGCTAAATTGAAACTCCGCACCATCGCACACCCAACGATCTGCGGTTTGCTCGATGGATGTGAAAGGGCCGTACTGCCCTGCTGCTGTGATTAGGGCTTTCATGCTGCGGCCTCGATGCGGTTGATGGTGAATCCATTGGTACTGCTGACTGCATTTGCCAAGATAGACTCATTTGCAGCGACGACGACTCCCGTGGGTGCTCCAGATGCAGCGGATATACCGATCATCATTGGCACTACAGCTCTTATTGAATTTGCCGTAGTTACAGTAGCAAGTGTCTGGGTATTGTTTGCGGGTACGTTAGTGACGGTTGCTCCGGCAAACTGCAACCTTGGTGCTCGTATGCCATAGGCATCAGACGCTGTGACTGCTGCTATTGCTAAAGAAGTAAAGAAGGTTAAAACCGTGCTTGACAACGTAGGGGATGCCCCTGAACAGTCGAAAGTTGCTTGTATTTGCTGCGTGCTATTCCCATACAAAATACGAGCAGAGTTTCCAGAGGCAACAAGTCCCGCAAGGCCGCTGAGGGTCGCAGAAAATCCATTTAGGGAAAATTCAGTACCTGCTGTTGCCGTGCCAGCTGTATCTGTTAACAAGTTAGCGTAAAAAGTTGTGCTGCCAGCGTGATAACCAAACAGCGTTTTACTTGCTGTTACC